TACCAAAATCATCTTCAGTTTTGTTGGCACCTTTCCAAATGAACGCAAATTGATCCTCGTCACTGTTTGGTGTGCTTGTGATAATAGCTTTACCACCGGTTGATAATGTAGGTGTAATAGCTGTCCAGAATTCTTTAGCGATACTTGGTCTAACGAATGCAAACTCATCTAAGTATAATAGTGTAATAGACATACCACGACCTGTATTTTCAGTAGTTGTTGCACTTACTATACGACTACCGTTCTCAAAGTCCAATGATCCTTTGTTGTATGTTGTAACACCTGCTTTAATATGATCGGGACAGTTCTCGTATGCATAACGAATACGTTGCATAATCTCCTGAGCACCAGTATACTTATGTGCCGCAACTAAAATAGTACTATCAGGTACAAACATTGCGTACCAAAGTAGATATCCTGCGGCTGATGTTGATTTACCTGATTGTCGAGGCATTAAACTAATAGAGTAACGATAGTTGTGATATGTTTCAATCAGTCGTTTTTGATAGGGCCAAGGATGATAGACCATACTACCTTTAGTAGGATGTTGTATCATAAAGAAGTTATCCATAAAATATAGATAACCTGTATCTGGGTCACAGCATTTGATAAAATCCTGTAGTTCTTTATCAGTTTTAAAAACTGTTTTAGTGTAAGGATTCTTTACTAGTGATGGTGCATTACTCATAGTGAGTATTTATATCCGTAAAAAAACGGCAGAGCCGTTTTTCTTATTTGATATCTAACGGTCTTTGTTTAGTGACCATAATACAGTAGAACTTCTCTCTAGCTGTGTAATCTTCACCCTGTTCATTCTTACCCTGAATATCAAACTCTAAGTTATTGAATACATTAATATCAAATCCACAACGTGTGATTAATGCCGCTAATTGATTTTGACCTAGAATACTATAATGATTTAGATTCCATTCGTGTTTACGGTCACAGTCGGGAGCAGGAACTTCAATGTAAAGTTTGCCGCCTTGTTTCAATAGACGATTGTATTCCATTAAACTAAAGATAGGATATGGACTGTGTTCTAGGGCGTGACGTAAGAAAATGAAGTCAACACTCTCATCGTAGTATCCGTCTTTTTGCGGGATAAAACTCAAATCATATTTTGCAATTGTATGACCTTTACTTTCACACAGTGCAATGTCTCCTGGGCTTAATGTAACTCCAGTCACATTAGTATAACCACGTTCTTTCATTCCATCTAAGAAATAACCCGGACCGCATCCTAAATCTAAGATTTTAGCATTTTTAGGTAAATTGAGTGGATCAACATATTTTGTAATCATCTCTTTAGTGAGATTTTCGTGCATTTGACTATTTCCCTCATCATAAATGTGGGCAGTATATAGCCATTCGTTGTAAAATTTTAACTTGATTAAGTCTAGTGTGTTGTTGATATCAATCATTGAGAATCCTATAAATTATACACTTACTTATTCTCAATACTGATGGTGAAATTATTTTTTATAGCCCTTAAAAGGTTTTACAATACTTTGGGTGTTAGTAGATGACAGTTCTTCACTATCCATATCACCTTGATTTAAATCTTTATATTCTAAACCGGCAGCTTTATATGCTAATTTAAGCATAGCTTGTTCTTCTTTAGTATAAGGATGTGCAGTGTTGTGTTTACCTACCCAACTTTCTGCAGGCATATCGATTGGGTTTATCCCGTCACTACTTGCCACAGCCATCATTAAACGATTTAAATCATATTGTCTATCATAGCTGTCTATTTTCTTTGAAAAAATATTTAAGCCGCGGGTAGATTGTTGTTGATGTTTAGTTATTTTACCAACCTTGGCTTCGGATATAAATTCATTTGCTCTCATCTTCTCTTGTATCCCTTAAAGCCTTTTAAAGGGCTAGCTATACCGGTGTCAGATGTTTCTTCACTATCTTTACTTGTAACTAATACTTTACTACCCTTAAGACCCATTTCACCTAAAGCAAAATCAATATCATCGGCTACACCTGGATTCATGTAACCAGAAACTAATTGATTTTCTCCCCAAACAGAATCCTTATCCATTCTAGGTATATCACCATTACGTGCGGCCTTTGCACCTGCCAATGCTACAGCAAACCTATATTGCAAATATGCATTTTGATTTTGTAATTCTGGTATAACCCAAGTAGAGGGCATAGGTTTAGTAATCCTGTCAGGCAAATCACTTTGCTCAGTTATAAATTCTTTTGCTCTCATTTAATTTTCGGTTGTTATGATATCATTATTTTCTGTACCCATGACAGAATTAGCATATCCATTAAGAGCAATATCAACACCCGGGACAGGATCACCGAGAAATGTTACTTGTGATGCGATAAAGTGTAATATATATGCATTGGCAATTGGGTTAGCTAAAATTCTAACATTCCCACTACTTACATCCATATTGTATCTAGTCAATGCGTTACCCGCAAAGGTCATAGCATAACCAGTGAATTTTACTGCGTCATTGTTATTTGTAAGCTGTGCTGAAATAGTAATATCTTGACTATCGGGTGTTCCTGGATCACTAGAACGAATTTGGAACATACCTTGCGTAAATCTATTTGCAGGGTATTCATAGATAACTTGACCCTGAGTTACTCCGCTTGTATAAGTATTGCTAGTGTTTACTGTAGTAAAGAATAGATTACTAAAGTTATTATTAATTTTTCCAAATGCTACACGTAATGGATCACCTAAACCATCGTTGGGAGTTGCACCAATATTGATATACTCTTGTGCTCCGTATGGGCCGTCAGTTGTTGAGAATGTGAATAACTGTGGCTCTACTACCTCCAATGTTGTAATAGCTGACGCATTTACAATTTCCGGAGTAATTTGAGGTAAACTACTTACGTTGATAACTTTTTGTGTCATTATAATTCCTAGACTATAATGTATTTATCAGTTTCCAAACATACCTTTGGGTTGCTGGATGATAACTTGACGTTTACTACGTTGGATTTCTTGTAGTGCTTTGATAGCTTGTATCTTCACTTCGTTGTCTGAACTCTTAACCATCTCAGTTAAGGCTGCTATACGTGCGGCTTCTGCTACAGTAGCATCTCTACTTAATGACTTCTGTGCTTCTACATAGACTGGATAGTTGTCTACTGTTGCACAACCTGTCAATAAACATAATGCTAATAATATGCTACTATTTTGCAATGTTATCATAGATTTTCTTTTGTGCATTGTACCAATCTTGCCATCCATCTACTTTTGCACTGCATTCCCAATACAATGAATAGTTATGAACAACTACCTTCATCATTTCAGTAATAGCTACTTTATCACCCTCAATCTTTTTGAGGTCTTCACACTTCTTCATTAATTCAGGAGTAGCATTAGGAAACTTTTGAACTACAGGAACTGTCGTAGAACAGCCGGCTAATAATAGAGCAATTAAGAGATATCTCATTTTGTTGCTCCTTTGTTCAATTCAGCGGCTTGATTGTGTAAGTCTATGAACTCTTTAGGTACAGGACAGTTTTCAATATACTTGATAACTTCTTCTTTCTTAATGACTTCTTTATCAATGTACTTGATAATGTCACGACCCTTTTCACGGATGATTTTAGTCTTTTCTACGACTTTTTCTTGGATCTCTACATTCGTAGTAGCTGATTTTGCTTCAGCTTGTGCTACTTTGGCTTCCATCTCTTTAACTCTAAGTTCCCATTCTTTATAGTCGGCTAAGCCGCCCTCAAGATAGACACCCAAGACTAGCACAAGTAAACTAATGACTTGTATTGCTAGTTTATAAGTTTTGACAAAAGGAATGAATCCTAGGACGAATCCTGCTATTGTGCCCAAAATACCCAATCCAAAGATTGTATGTATTGCGGCTTCGGGTAGTATTGATAATATCCACATACACTTATTTATACGAATAAATAATATAACAATGAAAAAACTGATAAAAATAGAATCTGTAAAAACTACTCCTTTTAAAAAAATTGATTGGAAATTAGGTAATGTGTGTAACTATGATTGTGCATACTGCTACCCACTAGAAAAAAACGGTAGTTTACCGTTCGTTGATATAGCTACAAATAAGGCAGTTGTAGACAAATTATGTGATATGTATTCCGGAGAAAAAATACTGTTCAATTTTACCGGTGGAGAGCCTACTCTATATCCAGAATTATACGAACTGTTATCTTACATAAAGAAGAAAAATTCTGAGCATTTTATAAGACTCATAACTAATGGTAGTAGAACGTTAAGATGGTGGAATGAGTTTTTAGAAGATCCAGTAGTAGATAATATATTATATACTTTTCATTATAGTCAGGTCAAAGATGTTGACAAATTTATTGAAGTAACAAACGCTATTCAACACAAAGAGATAGAAGGATTGATATTTTTTACAAGCACCGATGTTGACTTTGATTCAATACAAGAAAAATTTGAGTATATATCTGACAGAGTAGGGATAGAATGTCATTTGAAGAAAATACACGGACCTATTTTGAACAAATATAGTTCTTCACAAGAACAAATATTACAAACTACCCGTGTTAAACATGGAAAATTAGCTAGTACAAAAAAGAAACATAATAAAGAGTTCAAACATCACGGTAAACTATATTACAATGATGGGACTGACGAACTTATAAAAGACCCTCAACTTATTTTTATCAATAATCAAAACAAATTTTTAGGTTGGGAATGCTCTATAGGTATAGACAGACTGGTAATATTAGTTGATACCGTATATCGAGGAGTGTGTAAAGTTGGTGGACCAATAGCATCTATTTTAGATGATTTTACTCCATCAACTAAACCAGTATTGTGTAACATAAAAACTTGTACTTGTGGTGGAGAATTTTTTGAAACAAAAAACCAACGTATCGTAATTAATTATTAAAGGAACAGTATCAATTTTTATATTTCTTAGTATATAAATTACCAGAACAATAACAAGATTCATATGGGCATTTTACATATTCATCAATAAATGATACCTCATCTATATCTAAATCAGCGACTATGCCGGATATCTTGCAATCCATTTGTCCTCGTCTACACAAATTATTTTCCACGGTCAATACATCATTATTAACATTACACATCCAATTTAAAAAATGATTTTGATTTTGTTTAATTAATTCTTGTGCTCCACTAAACACTTCAACCGTATCATTATCGTATGTGATAGCAATTTTATTTTCATATTGATTTTCTAATGGTATATCTGATTGGGTTTTATTTAATTTTTTGCCAAAATATGATTTTTTGATATATTCTATCTGTGAGTCTGTCAGGTTTAACTTTATATCGTAATGATCAGGGGAATTCATATGCTTGATTTCAATTTTACTGGCTGTATTTTCTAGTAAAAAACCGAGTGATTCCATTACCAAATCCATAGTAGTATGTGTATTTGTATGTGTTATAAAACAATTAGTTTTTGTAGGTTCATCGTGGAATAGATTTAAAACTTCTGCTACGTGTTTATAATTGGTTGTTTGTTCGGGATGATATGTAATATACAATGAATCTAAAATTTTTGAATCTTTGCATTCTTTCCACCATCTCAATGTTCTGCTCCCATTAGTGATTAAACATACATAAGCCCCTTTAGCTTTTAAGTAAGACATTAATTCAATAAACTCAGGGAATAATGTGGGTTCACCACCTGTCAATATAAACCAAGGATTAGGACCAGTTGCATTAAGTAATTTGTCTACATACATTTTATAGGTATCTAGCGATTTCCATCTTCTATCTCCTATCTTGTGTTCGGGTCCACAAAAAGAACAATTATAATTACAAACATTATGTAAAGACCATTCAATAGTTTTATGAAGTGTGGGTCTTACTTTTTCTGATGCTATGGGAATTATATTCATAAGTTATTTATAAAACTCATAAACTTTATCAATTACATAATCAACTTCTGCATCGGTCAATTCAGGATACATAGGTAAACTCAATACTCCCCGACTTAGCATTACACTGGTACTCAATAAATCCGGCTTCGTTAAATTCTTTCCTGTAGGTAAATCACCCAATACATACTCATAATGAACTTTACTATCTATTCCGTGTTCTTTTAGATGTGATTGTAATCTGTTTCTATCATCTAAGTATACTACAAACTTCTGATGTGCGTGAGGATCTTTAGTATCTGACAAGCACCTTAGGGGTAGTTCACTAAATTTATCACACCAGTACTTTGCTATATCACCTCTACGCTTTTGCCACTCATCAATATACTTTGCACGAACCATAATCTGAGCACAATCTTGTTCACTCATCTTGCTATTAGTCCCTACATCGTGGAATGCAGGCTTGTTATTATCTCTATGTGTTGCGGCAAACAAATATAATTGTTCGTCATTAGTAACAATAGCACCACCGTTGCCTGAGCTTGGTAAGTTCTTTGTGGGGTCGAAACTGATAGACATACCACTACCAACATCGCCGTCACAAACTAACCAATGTTGTGCTCCGTCTACTATAACAGCATTTGCACTAGCATATCCTGCAATTGGCCATGGCTTACGACCAGCATAGCCCATCACACACGTATATCCCTTTAGACTATTCTCTACATCAATAACACCGTTCTTATCTGTATCAACTAACTCTACATCCCAACCAGCACTTAATACCGAGTTCAATGTTGCCGGATAAGTTAAGTTAGGAATACGAATCTTAGGAGTATTTTTAAATGTATCTAAGTGTTTCTTTTTCTTATAACGTGCAATAATCTCTAATGCTTGTGTACCACTATGAACTGTTACCGCATACTTTGTTTTAGTGCGATGTTTCAACCATTCTTCAAACGAACGAGTATAATGTCCACCTACAAGTTGTCCATCTTTAAGGGCCCGGTGAGTTGCATCAAGCAACTCTTCACCGATGTTCTTATACTGTCTTGCTAGACCGAAGTGAGGGATTTGCATTTTTTTGCCCAAGCTATATATCCACCATTAGCAACAGACCATGGGCAATACTGTTCCCACAATGCCTTTGATTGGTCAGGATGTTCTTTCATCAACTTGTCTATATTGATTCTAGATTTATATCCATTTAGAGTCCAATCGTGAACTTTCAATGCAGTTTCTAATTCATTCATTTTATTTTATCCTGCCAGTAACTTGATGTACTAAGCCAATCATAATATTTTTGAAAGCCTTCTTCTACATCTACTTTAGGATCATATTCAAAGTCTCTACGAGCGGCATCAATGTTCAACGCACCACGACTTGGGAAGTCTGCGTCTTTGTCTTTAACTACCAATGTCCCGCCACCAGCTAACTTCAATGCTAGTTGTGCGGCTTCTAACAATGTACGACTGTGACTCTTTGTGATATTATATGTCTTGTTCTCTGTATTATCGCTTAATGCGGCAGCAACAATACCATCTGCGGCGTCATCAACATAAGTAAAGTCTAATGTTTCATTAGCACCATTAACATTCAATGTGCCTCCACGCATTGCTGTTAACATAAACTTGGCAATCACACGATCCTCAACATCTAACGGACCATAGACAGCACTTGGACGAATGATTGTGTGACTAAAGCATTTACGACGGCTATAGTCTTTAACAAGATGTTCACCTGCTAGTTTCATAATGCCATACTGTCCCTGTGGCTTACAGTTATAATCTTCTGTTACATCATCAGTGAAGTCTCCGTACACCATTGAGCTACTGATATAAACAAATTTCTTTACTTTATGTTTCTTGCTTACTTCACACAAATTCAATAGACCTTCCATCATCGTTTTTGCTCCCATAGTTGGATTAGCATTAACAACTTTTTGTCTTGGGAAGCTAGCCATATGAATTACTATATCAAAGTTGTATCTACCAAATAACCAATCGATACTTTCACTAGAAATGTCAATAGCGTGAATACTGCCGGGTTGAATTTTCTTCAACCTTTCTGTCATTAGATAGTCAATTTCATCTTGCGGGATGATACCGTAGTTAGTTCGTATATCAGTAATCGCAACACGGTGCCCCATACGTTGTAATCTATCTACTACGTTATGTCCTATAAGTCCTAATCCACCTGTAACTAGTATATTACTCATATTTTAATTTCCAAAATGTTAATTGTTTGTGTGTTAGATATGCTCTAATCTGATATACATAACTATAATCGTATAGGTCATTGTTACGATGCCAACTGGGTGTAGGATTAGAGTTTTCCATTATCCACTTACCAGCTTCTGTTTGTTGCCATTCATATATAGGTTGTGCTACATACAAATCAGGATCTTCAACATCACCCATTCTAATAGTATGAACTACCTGAGTAATAGATACTGATTCTTCTCCTGTGTCAGATACTTGTACCTGATACTTAGGTCTATATTCAGTATCAGACTGCCATTGTTGCTTTGATAGGGCCATGACTTTGATAGTTCTCTAAATGTATGTCTGCCATTGTGATTTCAAAGATATTAGTCTTTGATGCGTTTAACATCAATGTAGGCAATGGATATGTTTCACGTGTTAGTTGTTCTTTGACTTGTTCAATGTGGTCTTTATAGATATGTGTATCACCTGTGCTGATTACAAGTTCACCTACTTTTAGACCACAGTGATGTGCCAATAGATGTGTAAGTAATGCATAACTAGCAATATTAAAAGGTAAACCCAAGAACACATCAACACTACGCTGATACATATGGCAAGAAAGTTCTTTATTTTTGTTGACATAGAATTGACTCATAACGTGACAAGGGGGCAATGCCATTTCGTCTAACTCGCTCACGTTCCAAGCACTTAGTATGTGCCTGCGCCCATTAGGATCTTCAGTTAATCCTTTAATGAGATTTGCCAATTGGTCGATTTCAATCTTGTCAACTGCGAGGCGTGTACCACCCTTGTGCGCTTTACCCATATCTTTTTCGACACGGTATTTGTTCCAGTGACGCCATTGTACCCCGTAGACACGACCGAGATCGCCTTCGAATTGTGCTTTCGATTTCCAATACGATGCCTCTGCATTCGGGGTCCAGATAGTAACCTTTCCTTCACTTGTACCGTGGGTGATCTCTGCCAGTCTACGTTCATCACTACTGCCTTCAATAAACCAGAGAAGCTCACCAACGCAAGCTTTCCAAGCAAGTTTCTTAGTAGTGACTGCGGGAAAGCCCCTACGCAAATCAAAGCGAAGATGACGTCCAAAAACACTATGGGTACCAATACCAGTTCTGTCATCTTTAATTTCTCCATTGTCTAGTATGTCTTGTAGTAATTCGTGATATTGTTTCATTCTTTAATCCTTATTGACCACATTGTGCTATTTTGATAAAATGTCGCAGTGGTTTTATACATTACTTGAAGAAGTTTAACGTTAGTAATAACGTCAGGATAACGGTCATGATAATCATGACCGCATATCAATCCATCTTCTTTCATAAAATTTTTAAAATAAAGAATACTTTTTAGATCACTAGGATTTGTATGGGCCGCATCTATGAATAATAGGTCAATCTGTTCGCCTGCATACGGATACACTATTTGTTCATTTTCTAGTTTCAATAGAGTAATATTTGGATAGTCTTTTGTGTTTTTTAAAAACTCTTGTTCTTTATTATACACTTTACCTAATTGCCAAAAGTCACCAGCTGGAAAATAACACTGCACTGTGTTTGGGTGTGTCCAATCTTGAAAATAATCTATACAATAGATTTTTACTGAAGGATATGCTCCTTCAGCAAATGCTACAGCCGATCTACCAAACCATGAACCTAATTCAACAATTACCCCATTTTTTGGAACAGTTCTAGCCCACTCATATAGGATGTCTAAGTCTTTTTTAGATGTTAACCCAGGTACAGAGTATGATTTCATAATTTACCTAATAGTCTGTCTGTCTCTGGTTGTACGGTGTCTGCAATACTTTGAACATTGAGAACAAATTCTACACTCACTATTAATTCATCTAGTTCATCTAGTCTGCGACTGACTGCTTCTTCTATTTGGTCTGGGTCCAATCCTTGTGATAGAAATTTTTGAATATTGATAGTCTGTTGTTTTTTACCTTGAAGTTTGATAATCAACTTCTTAATAAACTCTACAGGTATTTTATTCTTTTCTACATCTTCAAGGATATGTTCCCATTTTGAAATGAATTCTGGTGACATTAGACACTAACTTTTGCTCTTGGTTTTTTAACTTTAACTGGTTTTGTTTCTATAACTGCAGGTTGTGCAATAGTAGGATCCAAACTTTTTGCCTCATCGGTCAAACGCTTTGCTTCCGCTAGTAAGCCTTTAGCTTCACGTTCCATTTTTTGTGCTTGCTCTAAACGCTGTTTAGCTAATGAAGCATCACCCAATGCATCACCGGTTGGTGTTACTGGGTTTTGATTACCGCGCATTCTACGAACTACATCAGCTGGATCTTGCATTCCACGACTGTCATCCAATTCTTGTAAACGCTTAACTGCGCTTTCACCTTGTTGCATCTCATCTAAAATCTTATTCAATTCATCTAATCGAATTGTTTGATTTGGTGATGGTGTCATAACAATTGCTGATGTTTGAACCTTCTTTAGTTGACCTTCTAAGTGCAATACCTGTAGAATTGGTCTACCATCTTTAGCATATGTTCTATTCAATGCATCTGCTAAATGCTCGCTATTTTGTCCAATATCACTCTCAATGCATTTGATGAGTGGATCGTGAACGTGCTGATTTAATGTCTCTGTATATGTGACCAAGCACATATGAACTTCATTAGGCACTTCTCGAAATACTATTGCGACTTTCCTATCTCCGTGTTTACCAACGTGTCGTGTAAAACTCATAGTTGTGTTCTCCTCTTATATAAGCTTAAGATATTTAATAGATATTTGATATGCTGAATTTTTTTACGACCACTTGAGTTCGTAAAATGTAGCATCTGTGGGGTTTTCAAAGGCGATATTACCCAAATAATATTCTACTAAAAATAGTTGACTGGTCTGTATAATACAAAATCTACCCTTAAGGTTATCTAGTACCCATTGTTTAGAATCTATTGTCAATGGGGTAGAAGCTAATATAAAATGTTTTGGGCAAAAGTCTACCTGTCTTTTACCAAACCAAATGTAGGGATCAATCTTATATTCAGTCATCTAGTTAAGGTGTCTAACATCTTGTATTTCTCCCAAGCTTCAATTACTGAAGGTGTTGAGTTATCATTGGTAGGGACAACTTGCATCCACAATCCTTGACCAAGCTTTGCTGGATGATTATAATCATAATGATGACCGGATTTGCGTCCTTCATTATCAAATACTCTAGGTTGATGTATCTTACCCGAGTAATATAATCTAGTAGCTAATTCTTTTACTTTGATCAAATCATAATCACTTAATTCATTTAGTGTAGAGCGCCGTTGATAAGGATTACCTTCAGCGTAATATTGTTCTACTACCTGCATAAACGTATCGTATGTGGGACACATTGTACGTGTTATAATAAACATAACATCATTCTCGGACACTTCGTTATGCATAAGACTAACTAAGCAACCACCGAGGCTTGTACCAATATACATCATACAATCATCTTTCTATTTTGTTTAACGTAATCACTGTAAACTTGTTTGCCATTCTCTCTAATCCATTCAACAACGGGTTGAGGATCAACCTCAAATGCTGTTTTGAGTTCGTCATACTTTAACGTGCTATTAAATTCATAAATCTCATACGCACGTTGACTATTTACCTTTGCACGTAGTAGCATCATTTGTAATGGTATACCTAATGGCTGATTAGGGATTCGTTCTTCTTTAAGAATAGCAACAACTTTTTGTTTTTCCCATTCGTTGTACTTGCTCATATGCAAATCAACATCGTGTAGACTTTCAAGACCTAGCATATCCCACATTGCTAGATAGTGTTTAGTTTTCTTCTTTCTTAAGTATGACATATAACATTTCTGCTTTGTTAATAGCGTTTGCTAATGAAGGTTCGGTTTCTGCTAGTTTAAGAATTTCTTTCCACTGATACCATTTTGTAATATAATTTTGTGTAGTATCTTCTACAATCATTGTACGGGCCGACGATCCACTCTTACGTGAGTAGACCGTCTTACCACCATCTGGGCTTTCGTAAATAATTATTTCTTCACTGGATTTAATCATCTACATCTTTCATCATTCCCAAGAATCTAATTAAGGCAATAACAAAAAGCCAACATAAGCCTAATATAAGTATTGAAATTATAATATAGTCAAGCCAACTCATTATTTTTCATCATAGATAGCATAAGTACCGAATGGGGGATTCGGATTCTTATCACCATGAATGATCCAAGTTGTATCACAATAATCTGCATCACCCCAACTACCACAGGGATATCCATCAGTGAATACAATCAATCGTTTGGGATCAATCGCATTCTCTTTCAAGTACGTAAAGATACAGTCAAAGTCAGTACCACCACCGCCCATTGGCTCATATTCTTCAATACTTTCCATATTCTCACTAGAGAAATCTTTCGGATTATATGTATCAGTATCAAAGCAGAATACGTGGACCTTATAACCATCAAACGCATCCATCATACCACCAATTTCACCTAAGAATTGTTGGGCTTGTTTGTTGCTAATTGAACCTGACATATCAATAGATACGACAACATCAATTTCCTCTCCCGGTGTCATACCGGGCATAATAGCATCCATATGCCAACCTCTGCGTGAGGGACGCATCCAACTGTAATCTGTACGAATAGCACTTGTCAGATTAGTTTGAATCAGTTCACGCCAAGGCATAACTGGGTTAGTATGTTGACGGATCAATCGTTCGACACCTAAGGGCAACTGACCTGCTTCTGCACTTTGTGCGGCATTGATAATAGCTTGCTTAACTTCCTGACGTACACGTTCACGTTCCTCAGCACTCATTGAGGGACGTTTGCCTTTACCCTCTTTATCCCCATCACCTTCATTGTCACCGTCTCCGTCACCATCCATATGATCGTCAATCATCTGATCCAATAAATCTTCAATAGAGATTTTCTGAACGTTTTTCATCAAATCATCATAGATAGCTTCTGCGGCTTTACCATCATATTTTGATTCATACAAACAAGGTACAGTAGTAATGAATTGGCCAACTTTGTGACGTTTCAAATCTGCATTGACTGCATAGTCATCGGCAATGTTCCAGATTTCAGGATCACGATTATCACGGCGACCCATATGATCATACACAACGTGTAACACTTCGTGACCAACTAAAAATTCAACTTCTTTCGGCTTCAACATCATAATGAAGCGACTATTATAATAAAACTTCTGACCATCAGTTGCCGCAGTACTACACCATAGATCGGCATTAACCAATTGCATACGTGTGGCAAGATTACCAAAGAATGAATGACGTAATAGTAAACCAATACGTGCGGTTACTAAACGTTCACGTGCCAGTGCATCAATTTTGCTATCTGTAGGTCCTACAAGATTCTCAAATTTCTTACTGCGGCTACGTTTTTTAGTGGGATTAAGTACTTCGCTCATATTGGTCCTTTACTGTTTATGTGTCTATTATAGCAGAATTTCTATTTATTGTCAAATTGACAAGCCACGATAACCTGCATCAAATGCAATACGTGCGTAATCCTGTGCGGACTCAATAGCATACAAGGCCATTCCTTGGTCCTTTGATAAACCTTTTGCTCGGGCACTTTGTCCCAATGCGTAAAAATATTTCTTACCTGACATTATATTCCTTTAAAAAAAGGGTGAGCATATTGCTACACTCACCCATAAAATCATTCACCAGCTTGCACAATGTACTTGCCGTATTTCTTATGAAACTCATCAAAGTTTTTCAACTGACTTGGCTCAATCGGCAACTTGTAAGTTTTCAATGCAATTTTTGCACCCATTACAACTAACTCAGTTTCAAAGTTTGCCATAATGTAGTTAAAGAAGTTGTCAGCCATTTCGTGGAACTTTTTGCTGTCCACTTTCTTATTCTCTAATGCATCACGCAATTCATAGCACATTGAAATAGTCAATGAATACATTGCCGAGATTTCTTTAACTGCAAGGTCCTTAACTTTACCTGACAGAATATCTGAGGGCTCGGGCATACGACCTGCAACTTTGCGGTGTGCCGCAAACTTAACAGCAAGACCTTCACCAACAGCACCACTAATCAAATTGAACAATGTATCGGCATCAGTGTCATCCTCGTCATTCAACAAGTCACTAACGAAACACCAGCTACGTGGTGTAGCAAATGCACGTGAACTAGATTTGCCATCAAACTCATATAGGTCCTGTTTAGCGAATGATAGATAACCCACAACGTCCTTGTGAATAGCTTTATTCACAGCCCAAGTCTGCCAAGCAGTAAAGTCGGCTCGCATTTCTAAGTGTAAGAAACGATTAGCGAGGGGCATCGGCATACGATATGTAACACCTTTGTCGCTATCACGATTACCTGCCGCAACGATAACAACGTTATCGGGAAGTACATACTTACCTACACGGCGATTAAGAATAAGTTGATAGCCTGCCGCTTGTACTGCGGGACTTGCACTATTCATTTCATCTAAAAATAATACCACAATCGGGTATTGTGATGCTAGTTCATCATCAGGCAAGTCAACTGGTGCCGCCCAATCCATCTTATTGATATCACGATTGAAGTATGGGATACCACGAATATCTGTAGGCTCCATTTGTGCCATAC